CGCGACTGCCGCCGTGGGTACAGGTCTGTGCTGACGAAGCGGAGATGTCCGTAAACTCACGAACGTCTCTCTTTGCGGTAACAAGGGCTTTAAATTACCTTTGGCCCAAATTTTTGCCAACGGTAATTGCCTCTCCGAGTCCTTAAAGGTTCGCCTGTAAGGCTAACCACAGACTCGTGAGATCCAACCAGTTTTCTCCGCAACTCCTCTTCATAGAAGAGTTCGAATAGAACTGGAAGCCTCGAGCGCTCAAAATTAGAGCGCTTAAGGAAATAGGCGTACCAAACGTACGGTCTTTCAACTAACTGGCGCTTTCGTTTCTTTCTCTGAAACGTTAGCTTCCAATATGTTGGATGTGATGCGTCATATGAAATATACGACACGTCTAGACCAAATGTCAGGTGCGGAGGAATATAGTGCTTAATGCCAGCATGGTCAACTTCCCATGCAGGCACAAAGCTGATCTTCCTCTTCCTATTAGCGATCTCGCGAAGCAAGTACGTCAAAGTGACAGGTATTTCGTAAGGTGACCAACGATCAAGCAGACCGTTAACCATCTTATGGCACCACGCAATAAATTCATTGCATGATACCTTCCCATCACTTTGAAGGTCACACTCCGGCATGTACGGTCTGACATCGACACCTCCTTTGTAATCACCTCCGCAGCTTTCTCGAAAGAAGCTGTGTGAAGGTCGCATGGGATCTGGCTTGTCGTAGAAACTCTTAGAAGAGTTCACGGTAAAGCCAAGCTCATGCAAAACGATTATAAGTTGGTTAGACATCCAAGTGGGGACTATTATGTCATCCCCATAGACCGATACCTTACCTCTGCAATTCAGCAGAGTACGTGTGGCCTCAGCGAGGCAGTAGAACAGCAGCGTTTGCAAAGGAAAAGTATGCCCGCTCCCCATCAACATATAAGATGATAGGGGTTGTGGCGTACCACCAACTTCAACAGTCGGTGTCCTAACACATTCGAGCGCCTCGTGCCATGAAGATGGCACAAGGCATTCTATGTGTCGCCATACAAAGCTGTCCGATGCCTTACTCATATCAATGGTACTGAGGAAGCCAGTTTTCGAAGCCTCCTTAGCCCACCGGCGATGCCGGTCCTGTTGTTTTGACAGGTCGATATGAGTTTCACTCTCGAGCCGTTTGCGTATCATATCGCCCAACCCCCTCGACAGAAAACCGCCGAGGATTGTGTCGGGCGTAATAACACGCGCGCTCTTGAATGATTTTGGGACCGTCGTCACTTTGTTCCAGTTGTAAACCTTTCGTGGTCTACGACCGGTGCGCACCGCCCGAAGGTGGTGCACATCTCGCGAAAGTGCTGCGTTGAAGGCCACGTGCTGCGCTGCTGTACCTGATGTATTTTTCATTCTTACATCAAGATAAGCGTTGCTGCGTGGTAGCCCGTAAGCTGCACGTTTCCCATACGAACATGAATCGAACCACTCATCATAGCTGAACTTGCCTAAAATCAATTGGCATATGTTAGCTGCATGGTGGAGTACGAGCGATGCTCGTCGACTCATTGGTTCAGGCAACAAAAATGTCTTCTGACTATCTTGGAAACCACGAATGGCTTCTTTAGACAAGTCGTCAAACGTTTTGTCACTGCTCCATATTACACGCTTATCGAAGTTGCGCAATTGCGCAGCTCTTTTAAACATGTATGGAGGCCATCCCAACATAGTTGGAATGTCTGACCCGCGTTCGTACTTGCGGCATAGGTCACCGAGTCTCTGGTAACCTAAGTCGTGAAACAAAGCTCCATGAACCCCTCGCATAAGAGGCTCAAGGTCGAAGGCAGTTCTTCGCTTTCGTTTCTGATGCTTCTTTTGTGATAGCATGCCGATCTCCTTAAGTTAGCTCAAGTTAGGCTGGAAAAGTACCTGCAACAAACAGGTCATCGAAGTCCGCAGAAATCAACATCTGCGCACCCATCTCACGAAGCTCATCGACATTTGCCGAAGACGCTTCAGGATGGTATTCGATTTCAGCCCTAACAAGATTATAGCTAACCGAGCCATCGGCCAGAGTGATGGGTAATACAAATTGGCCTTTAGCTTTATGCTTAGACCAAGATCCATCAGACTGGAGAGAGGGGTTCCTCGCCGTGAGAACAACTTTCTGGCGAGCAAGGTGATCAGCTTCAGAAACATCGGCATATTCATAGCCGTTTGTAACTGGTGTGGCAGTGCGAGTAAAGCTTTGGCTCGCACCACCAGTCGTGGAAGAAGTTCCACCGTCTAACAAAGAAATAGACATTTCTATTTCCTCCTCGTTGTTGACCTACGAATTATCGCGGTCAATAATGAAATAAGATCAATCGTTCGGTTGAGATTTCTCCACCGGCGATCGATCAGGGGAAGGGATGGGGGTTCGAGATCAATGATGCGATTCTGGAGAAAGCTTCTGATAACGACTTCGTCTTTATCAGCATGCCATTCCGGAAAGCTAACAGTTGTTTCTGCTTCAATCGCAAATGATGCATACGACTGTGCATATGAAACATTAGCATCGCGTAGACTGGCAAGCCAGTCTCCAAAGTTCACGAACCAATCGGCAACGAAGGACCAAGGAATACGTTCCCAGGTAGCGCGTAAAACATCCCAGTTCTGGAATCCCCAATGACTTGGGTCATTCCTACTGTAGATGTCTATTGCGCCGCCAAGACCGTACTTGTACTTGCTACGCCATTCACAGGCATAGGTTGTACAGAGCGTACCCGTATAATACGAGGTACCGCTCATCTCTTGGAAACCGTCGGAGCGATCTCCGTCTTGAACACGGTCGATACGGGCAGTACCTTTTACCGCCCTAGCAATATCTTCCGCATCCATCATGGCTGGCATCAGGAAATAACGAAACCACAACCATAACTCCTCCGGATGGAGGGCTACATGTCGTAGCGTCTTCAATCCCGTGCTGGTCTTGGTCAGTCCTTTCACAGCGCTCTTGAAAATGTTATGTAACTCCGTAACAGTTTCCTCGAGTTCTGCTAGAAAGACTGCCCCCTCGAAATCAGGCGCATTTGCTTTGATGTAAAGATCCCTCACCACAAACTCACGGAGTTCATCTCCGAAGTTATAAAGTGAACCCTCTTTAGTAAAAGGGCACATATCTCCATATAAATACGGATGATATGTTAAGGGGTAAATTGGCGTTTTATACCACCAATTCGCTAACATCATGTTTTCGCCCCAACAATTCCGGTTTTTACAACCCGAAACGTTAGGGCACGCATATACGGTCTGAACCGGTGGATCAAAGTCTAACCGAAAACGGTTAAACTCATTGAAGCGACGACGTCGCTTCGAACCGACTTGTACATATGTCGGCTTCCCTCGGTACGAGGTGACTGACTTGTAACCAGGAGTCCAGTTAAAACTGTACCTTCTGTTTACGGTCCCACAAGGCCATTTGTCAAACCCAAAATTGAGGGTTTGCGTAGGCTTATTGTCAGACCACGTTACAAGTCCCATGTTACTCTCCAGATAGAAACTGTTCTATCTGGATACGCTCGGAAAGCACAGATGAGAGACTCGTGGCAAGAGTGCCAACGAATCCGCCCACAGTGTTTCCGATGAGCTGTAATACAAGGATCGTTGCCGTAATGGCAAACGCTATATCCTTTTTCATATTGCCTCCTTGCGGAGGCTACAGCTCCGCGTTATTAAGAGAACGACGGACAAGTGGCATACTTAAACAAAATAAGCCACCCACGGCACACGCCGCGCGCATTCCTGCGCAGGTGTTGCTGTGTAAAGTTCCACAGCATTTCGCGATAAGAGATCTAAGGGCTAACGCACCAGTAATTTGGTGTGGAAGCCCCATCCTCCGATCGCTAGGATCCACGCCGCTTGCTTAGGTATCGCAAGTTAGGCGCGTAGATCCGGACCCCAC